GGTCACATTGCCACAGCTTTTTTGCAGTATCTAAACATAATAAGAGGGTTTCGTTTCGGTAAAAGACATGGCAAATATTAAAAAGATTGATATAACCTGCGACACAAAAGAACTGGTGAATATAAACAAGGTGGAGAACCTTCAGGGAAATTTGAAAAGTATTTCCGATAAATCCATGCAGAAATTAAAAAACTCAATTATAGGTAATGGATTTGCTTTCCCGATATTTGCATGGAAAAAAGGGGAAAGAATATATAGCATTGACGGCATACACAGGATAAAAGCATTAAAAGGATTGGAAAGGGAAGGTTATAAAATACCGACCGATCTGCCAGTTGTATATATAACTGCAAAAGACGAAAAGCGCGCAAAAAAACTATTGCTCGCGGCAACAAGCCAATATGCAAAAGTTAGTCAAGTTTCATTTAATCAATTTATTGAGGATCTCGACTTGCTGGACATTGAGCTCGAAATAGAAATCCCGGAAATAGATATTCTCGACGATAAGGAAGCTAAGATAAAAAAAGAAAATCTTAATCCATTCGAGCAGGTCCATTTTTTAATAAGTGTTCCAGTTGATAAATTCCATGAGGTTCAGGAGTATATATTCCCCATAACCTTAATCGAGGGGGTTGAAGTTGAACAAGGGCAAAACTGATAATACATACCTCGGTGATAAGATTAAATTAAGAATGGAGTTTCTCCCCAGAAAGAGAAATATAAACGTTCTCGATCTGTTCGCTGGAGATGGTCTAATTTGGGGAACAATAAAAAATAAAACAAAAAGAAATATAAATATAACGAGCATTGATAAAAAAGAGGATACGGAAAAATTCCATCTTATAGGAGACAATAGAAAATATTTACCATCATTAAATCTGAAAAAATATGATGTGATTGATATTGATTCTTACGGAATACCTTATGATCAAATTGACTTTATTTTGAAATCAAATTTTATCGGTGAAATATTTATGACTTGCATAAAGGACCCGCGTGGACCAATCCCAATGAAAATGGCTCTATTCCTGGGATATACAGAAAAGATGTATAAAAAATGTCCTACTTTAATATCTAAAAATCATTTTAACAAATTAAAAAAAGTGTTGACAAAAAATGGAATATTCAATATAAATTATATTGAACATCAAAGTAAATATTATTATATTAACTTTAAAAAGGAAAAATAAAAATGCAAACTATTTATAAACCTAAAGGAAAGGCCAGGGAGTATTCACCGCTTGCCGCCAATATTTACAAAGGATGTGATCATGGGTGTTTATATTGTTATGTTCCTGGGATGTTTAAACAGTTCAATAAAAATTATAATCATGGCGATGTGCAGATAAAGCCTGGGTTTATTGAGCAATTAAAAAAAGACTGCATAAAATTAAAAAATAAAAATCAAGTTCTATTATGCTTTTCCGGCGATCCCTATTGCATGGCAAACGATGAACACAGAGAAACGAGGAAATCACTTTTAATTCTTTTGGAGAACGAAATACCAGTTCGGATTTTAACGAAGGGCGGAATGAGATGTTTACAGGATATTGAAATATTTAAACAGTTTGGAAAAAATATCTCAATAGGGGCAACATTAACCTTTATAAATGAATCGGATTCTAAAAAATGGGAACCTGGTGCAGCACTACCGGAAGAAAGAATGAAAACGTTGAAGATATTGCATGAGAATAATATTAAAACCTGGGCAAGTCTTGAACCCGTTATTGATACAAAGCAAAGTCTTGAGTTGATGGGGAAAACCATTGATTTTATTGATGAATATAAAATCGGCAAATTAAATAATTATAAAGATCTTGATAAAAAAATAAATTGGTCAATATTCCTTCAAAGTGCTATTGATATTATGGAAAAAAATAATAAGGAATATTATATAAAATACGATCTCTCGAAAGAAGCTCCATACACCGAAATAAAAGCCAATCATAGAAATTTAGATTATTACAATCTTTTATGGATTAAATAAATGGCAGAAATAAAAGTCAACCAACTTGCCATTTTATTTGATGTCACTGAAAGATATATTCAAAGGCTTGCTAAAGATGGTGTAATTATAAAAACAAAAAGAGGATTTTACGATCTTGCCGGTTCAGTCCGTGGGTATATTAAATTTTTAAGAGATGCTGCAGAAGGTAAAAGCGTAGACCTGGAAGAGCAGAAAAAAAGACTATATAGATTAAGAGCGGATAAAGCACAAATTGAAATTGATCTTGCTAAAGCGGAAGTAATAAATGTTGATGAGGCAATGAAAGCTTGGGGGCAGGTGGTGATGATTGTGAGGTCTCGAATTCTTGCCATACCGAAAAAGACGGCACCGCTGATGGTGGGGATAAAAAGAATCGCCGAAGCTGAAGATATTCTGAAGCGTGTAACGAATGAGACATTGAGAGAATTGGCAAGTCCTGATCTTATTGATAGAGCTCTCGGTGTTCAAAAGGAAAAACGAGAAAGGGGACTCAAAAGAAAAAAATGATTAATCCCGTTTTATATTTAATAATGTTGTCAGTCTTATCAAATTTTGTTCCCCCTCCGGATATGGCAGTTTCCGAGTGGGCTGATAATTATCGTATCCTTTCTCCTGAAGATTCAGCCGAGCCTGGACAATGGTTTACTTCAAGAGCAGAATATCAGCGTGGTATAATGGATACAATTAATGATCCTGGTGTTGAGAAGATTGTTTTTAAGAAAAGTGCTCAAGTAGGTGCAACACAAATTTTCAATAATATTATCGGTTATTTTGTTGATCTTGATCCCTGCCCAATCCTCTTGGTAAATCCTACAAGGGAAATGGCTCAAGCATGGTCAAAACTTCGTTTTGCTCCAATGCTGAGAGATACTCCGGCTTTGAAAGGGAAAGTAAAAGATGCAAGATCGAGAGATGCAGAGAATACTGTTTTATTTAAGAAATTTCCAGGAGGCCATCTCTCTGCAGTTGGTGCAAATAGTCCTGCCGGACTGGCGATGCGGCCAATTAGGGTTGTCATCTGCGATGAGATAGATCGGTATCCTGCTTCAGCTGGCAGCGAGGGAGATCCGATATTTCTTGCATTCAAGCGAAGTCAGACATATTGGAATAGGAAATTAATTCTCGGGAGTACGCCTACTCAGGAGGATATCTCCAGAATTGAAAAGGCATGGAATGAATCCGATAAAAGATATTATTTTGTTCCATGTGTTCACTGTGGGGAGTTTCAAAAATTCGAGTTTAAATATTTAAAAATTCCTCAAGACGAAAAAGGAGAATATATAACAGCAGATGCTTATTACGAATGTTCTTGCTGTGGTGAAAAAATATCAGATTCCGATAAAATCGTAATGATCAAAAATGGAGAATGGAGGGCAACTGCAGAATTCAAGGGTACTGCGGGATTTCATATATGGGAGGCCTATTCACCATGGTCGAGATTTTCCGATATAGCGAGTAGTTTTCTTGAGGCAAAAAGGGGCGGGAGAGAAACGCTTCAGGTTTGGATCAATACGGTACTCGGTGAATGTTGGAGGGATGAAGGGGAAAAGATAGAAGAAGATTTGCTCTTTTTAAGGCGCGAAAATTATACAAATGTTCCAATGGATGCGGCGGTTGTCGTGGGTGCCTGTGATGTTCAAAAAGACAGAATTGAGACCCTACAGCTGGCTTTCGGCCGTGATGATGAATGCTGGGCAATTGATTTTAAAATATTCGAGGGAGATCCGGGGAAATATCATGTATGGGAAGATCTTGATAAATATTTAGATATGCCTATTATTCACGAATCCGGTGCAAGATTAGTGATGCAGAGAATGTTTATTGATAGTGGGGGATTGAATACTCAGGATGTCTATAATTTTTGTCGACCGAGAGAACATAAAAGAATTTTCCCGATTAAGGGATCAAGCCAAACTGGGATGACGGGGGTCCCGCTTGTTGGAAGGCCCAGCAGAAGAAACAAAGGAGAAGTAAAATTATTTTCTATTGGAACGGATACGGGAAAAGATTTACTTTTTAACAGGCTTAAAAATGAAACACCGGGACCAAACTATATTCATTTCAATATGCAATTTGACCAGGAATTTTTTAGACAATTAACAGCAGAGAAAAGGGTCCCCCGTTATCACAAAGGAGTTCTCCGCAGGGAGTATGTCAGAATTGGTGGAAGAAAAAATGAGGCAACTGATTTAATGGTATATGCAATCGCTGCATATTATAGCTTGAAAATAAAAGACATCAATAAAATTGTTGATCAAATGTATGCCTATAAGCGCGAGAAAGAAGATGGGACTATTACATTACAAAATAAATCAGCCAGACAGGTCCGAAGCAAGGGAATTCATTAAATAAAATTATTTAAAATATAATGAGACATAATCAATATTATTGTTGACAAAAAGATAATAAAAATGTACTTTAATTTTAGGATAATAATTGAGTGGATAAAAGAAAAAAGATTTACTGGAAATCTTATTTTGATAGTTCATTGCAAAGAGGGGAATATAACCGGTGTAGATAAATATTTAAAATAGCAAAATAGGAGCCTACCGGCCCTTAAACATTCATAGGATTTTAAGAACGCAGTAAGACCTATTTCCGATAATCGGGGATAGGTCTTTTTTTTGGAGGAAAAATGGCGGGAATAACATTAGCACAAGCTCAAGCAAAATTAACATTATGGATGGCTGCAGATGATGCGGTTGCAACCGGTCAATCTTATTCAATCGCGGGGCGTTCTCTTTCCAGGGCAGATGCGAAATATATACAGGATAGGATTGAATATTGGGATCGCCAGGTTAAGCGTATTACCAGGGGCGGAATCCGCGTAAGGGGGGCGACACCGATATGAAAAGAAGTTCTATTCTTTGTGTAAAATGTAATAAGAGTCGGATAACAGGAGTTGGCACTTTTGCCGAGCTCGCAGATCGGGAAGGATGGGGGCAAGTCGCAAATGGATACCAGTGTCCAGATTGTCAGGAGGGGAAACCAAAAAGAAAAACATTTTTGATCGACAATGAACAAGAAACGACATTATAAACCGGAAATAAAATTAAACTTCATTGATAGGGTTTTAGAATATATCGCTCCAGTTCATGCAGCGAGGCGCTTTAGGTCCCGTGCTTTTATGTCTTTTGCTGGTGGATATATCGGGGCTCGAACAGATAGGCGACCAACAAAGGAATGGATTACAAGCGGAAGAAGTGCCGATTCTGATATTTTACCGGATCTCCCCTTGCTTAGACAACGAAGCCGAGACCTTATAAGAAACGCTCCCCTGGCCGGGGGTGCAATAAATACAACGGTAACAAACGTGGTCGGGACTGGGTTAAAATTAAATTCTCGAATTGACCGAGATGTTGTCAACATGAACGAAGAAGAAGCGAATACATGGGAATTGAAAACCGAAAGGGAATGGAGATTATTTGCAGATTCAAGCGATTGTGTAGTTTCAAGAAATATGAATTTTACATCTATTCAGGATCTTGTTTTCAGACAGGTCCTGGAAAATGGGGATTCAATTTCTTTACTTCCACGCATTAGCAGAAAGGACCAACCATATACATTGAGAATTCAGGTTATTGAAAGCGACAGGCTTTGTAATAAGGACAGATCCCCTGATACCGATTTATATTCAGGTGGAATTAAAAAAAATAACTATGGAGCACCTATCGAATACCATATTTTAAAACAGCATCCCGGAAATATTTATCGTTCGAGCAAGTGGGAATGGGAAACTGTTCCAGCATTCGGGAAAAATACAGGTTTAAGAAATATAATCCATCTCTATAAAGTATTACGACCAGGACAAACGCGGGGGGTCCCATTCCTTGCGCCTGTTATCGAACCCATTAAACAAATAACTCGATATTCAGAAGCGGAAATTGATGCAACTGTAATTTCTGCGATGTACACAGTATTTATCAAGACGGAATCGGGAGATTCAGATTTCGCGCCCATGCACCCAACCAGTGAAACTGGGGGAAGGACTGATGACGAAGATTATAAACTTGCAAGCGGTGCTATTCTTGGTCTTGCCCCAGGGGAAGAAATACAAATAGCAAACCCCGGAAGGCCGAATCCGATATTTGACCAATTTGTTCAATCTTGCCTTAGACAAATAGGTGTTGCTCTTGAAATACCATTTGAAATTTTAATTAAACATTTTACGGCGAGCTATTCGGCGGCAAGGGCGGCACTTCTGGAAGCATGGAAATTTTTTCAATCTCGAAGAAAATGGCTGTCTGATAATTTCTGTCAAGTTATTTACGAAATATGGATGTATGAGGCAGTCGCAAAGGGAAGGATTGCGGCTCCGGGATATTTTCAAGATCCAATAATGAGAATGGCATATCATGGATCTGAATGGACCGGCCCTACAAAGGGAATGATTGATGAACTTAAAGAGGTTAATGCTGCGGGAAGGCGAATCGAGCTCGGGTTATCAACGCGGGCCTACGAGACAGCACAGATAACAGGACTTGATTATGAGAAAGTTCATCAGCAGCAAGTTAAGGAAAACAAAATGAGGAAAGAACTAATGCCGGAGCAATTAAATATTTTAAACAAAGACGATGACAAGCCGGACGACAAGGGGGATTTGGAAGATGAAACTCAGTGATATAGTGACTTCGCCCTGGGCGATTATCCCGGAAGAACTTCAGGAGATGCGACAAATTTATGAAACGCACATGAAGGGGGAAAGAATTGATATTACTGAATTTGAGGCAAGAATCAATGAAGTTGTGGAAAGACCAGGATATAAAATTTTTCAGAATGGAATTGCAGTAATTGAAATATCAGGAGTGCTCACAAAGAAAACAAGTTTTTTTGACAGGTTGTTTTTTGGCACTCGTTCAACTAATGATATTAGAAATATATTTAATAATGCAATCAACGACCTCCAGGTGGATTCTATATTGCTTTATGTGGATAGTCCAGGGGGTAACGTTGACGGAACTCAGGAACTTGCAAGAACAATCTATGGCGCAAGGGGGAAGAAGCCTATTTATGCTTTTTCAGATGGGATGATTGCTTCAGCTGCTTATTGGATTTCTTCAGCTGCTGATAAGATATATATTTCAGGAGATACGACAGAGGTTGGGTCCATTGGTGTTGTTGCTATTCACACAGATTTTTCAGAAATGGATAAGATGGATGGAATCAAAATTACTGAGATTGTTGCCGGAAAATATAAAAGAATAGCATCTTCAAATAAGCCTCTTACCAAAGAGGGGGCAGAATATATCCAATCACAGGTTGATTATATATATTCTGTTTTTATTCAGGATATTGCGTTATTCAGGGGAGTGTCCGAGGAAGAAGTTTCAACTAAAATGGCAGAGGGGAAAATATTTATTGGTAAGCAAGCGATTGATGTTGGCCTGGTGGACGGAGTTTCCACGATGGACCAGCTTTTAGAATATATGAAAGACAATCTTTATTCATTGGTTTTTATCGAATCCGGTGATGATACGATTAAAACCAAAACAGTGTCCGGTGATGACACGAAAAATTTAAACATTAAGGAGAATGACATGGTATCTATTAAAGATATTGAAGAAAAATCCCCGGATGCTTTCAGGGAAATAAAGCAAATGGGATTTGACGAGGCACAAAAAGAAATTGAGGGCAAGATCGCAAATGCCCGAGATGATGGTGCAAAGGCCGAGAGAGAACGAATAAAGGGCATTGAAGAATCAACCATGCCCGGACATGAGGAGCTCGCCAGGGTGGCGAAGTTTGACGGCAAAACAACTCCTGGGGAATTTGCGCTAAAACAAGCACAGGCAGAAAAGGTGATGAGGGAAGAGAAGTTAAAAGTTCTCGATGAAGAAGGGATCAAGCCGATTGATTCTGCCGAAGATCGTGGAGAATTGAGAATCAAAGAAGAAGGCGAAAAGAAT